ATGGTCAGAACGTATTGAAACGTGGGCATTTGTGTCTGTACCTGTATGTTGTGCGTTTGTATATGCATAAATTGATGCAGTGCTTGTTGAATTACTGTTATCCAACTGCAAAAGTCTTGATGGATTTGTTACACCTATGCCCACCAGACCTGCTGATGTTATACGCATTCTTTCTGAAGCATTTGTGAATAAAACAAAATCGGCAGCAGTAGTATTACCCATAAGAAAATTATCTGCTCCTACAGCAATAATACTATTGCCATCAAGATACACTGTGTTTGCTGAATCTGTTATTCTTAAAGTTGCATTTGCAGGTGTGTGAGAACTTGGACTTCCTTGTGTGGCATTTTTAAATAAATGTAAAAGATTAGTGGGCGAAGTTGTACCTATTCCTACGTTACCACTATGGTCAAGTAACATTCTTTGATCCATTGTTTGTGATGAACTTGAACTGTCTGAGGTATAAAATCCTAATCCAATTTTATCAGCATCACTATCTGTTTGTATAGATGCGATTGCAGAGCCAGACCTTAAAGATGAGCCATCTGCTTTTCCAAAAGACAATACTGCTTGTGCATTACCTGAACCTGCTGAACCACCTGACCTAATAAAAATACATTCTCCTGCGTGTGTATCATTATCAAATGTTGGTGCAGTTGTATTTATAGCCGATAGACTACCTGTTACAGTTGCACCTGTGCTTGTAGTTTCGAATTTTTTTGAAGTGTTAAAATATAACTCACTAGCACCTGTTGCACCGAAAAAAGCCATAAATCCACTATCTGCTGCATTTTTAATCTCAACTCCATTACTTAATATTTTAAGTGTACCTGTGCCTTGATCTGATATAAAAGAATTTGATCCATCGTGGTATATTTGTAGGTCTGCACTATCGCCAAAAGTAGCTTTTACATTATCAATAAATCTTGCTTCTTTGTTAAAAGTAGTTCGAAGTTGTGAACCATCTAAAAAGAAATAGATCGAAGTTCCACCACTTCCATCATCAGACAAAAATCTAATATCCTTATCATTTGCAGAATTTTTTAAAATTAAATCTCCTACATTGTTATTTATGATTGAATCTGTACCATCGTGTTTGATATTTAAGTCATCGCCATTACCTATCAAAATTTCTATATTGTCTGGTATGAAAACTGTTTTTGCAAATCTATTTCTACCATTACTGCCATCTAAAAAAAAGTAAGTTTCAACACCACCACTTTGATTGTCGCTTTGAAAGATTATGTCCTTGTCATTAGCAGTATTCACTATTGTTAAGTCTCCACTTGCGTTTGTGATTGTAGAACCATCTATTGTAATATTATCTACTATGAGGTCTCCTGTTACTTGTACGTTTCCTGTAACATCTAATTCTTTGCCTGATGCAGGACTACCACCAATACCAACACCTGCCGTAGATAAATATAGAATACTATTATTACCTGAGCCATCAGTTATTTGTTGAGCTGTAGATGTTAAGACTGTATTAGCACTTGTCTTTAAGAGCCCTACATACGTTACTGATATTTGTGTATTTGTTAATGTTGCCATTGACTTTTAAATATGTTATTAATTTTTCTATATTTTTTTTCTTTACCTTATACTTCATAATACCCAACCATTGAAAAGAGCATCTTTATGAGGATGTATATCATCATTTGTATTGCTTGTATATTCTGGAAACAAGCTCTGATTGAAGCTCATATAATCAATAAATCTTCTTGTATAATATTCTGCTATGTCTCTGTGTTTTTCTACTAGGTAATCTACTTCTTCTTTGCTTACACTTTCTGCATTTTCTGAAACGTGCTTACTGATACCACCATTTTTTATTTGATATGCTGCGAAAGGCAAATAATCAACCATAGCAAAATGAATAAGCATAGGTTGTATAAAATCATTGACAAGATTTAAATAATTACCTGTTAAACTTCCTGCAATAATATCAGAGCTTATTTTGTTGTATAGATCAGTGCCAAGATAGTTTCTTATGTGTATCTGTTGTGCTATTTTGACAAATCCAATAAATTTATCCACATCAACATTGCCATCAATGATTGAGTTTCTTTTTAAGTCTATTGGTTTTATAAATAATGCTACTGCCATCTCTTAATTCTTAAATCCCATTTTATTCCAATAAGCTGCCGTAAATCCTTTATTAGGCATATTACGAGGTGCTATTGATACTTTCTTTGCATTTTTCTCTGGTCTAAAACCTTTTTTGATTGCACTTGTTGTGCTTACTACATCTCCTAGCGATTTGTTGCCTTCTTTTCTTGCGTATATTCTTCTAGTCCATCTGTGATTGCATCTTGCACCACCTTTATATAGCCATATAGAATAAGTGTTTGCACCACCCTTGCCAAATCCTGCATTGACTACTTTGTTATCCATCGCTTTTATATCCTCTTTACGATAAACTTTCTTTGCGTTCATCATTTTGATACAAAATTCTCTTGATCTACCTTTTCTTGTTTTGTAAGCACCACTATAAGGTGTGTACATATATCTTACTAAATAGATGACATCTTCTTGTCCTTTCTTTTTTGACTTGCCATCTTGTTTACTATCCCTGTATGGTTTTGCACTTCCTGTATTTGCAAGTTCTGTCTTTTCGTTCAGCTCTGCAATCTTTTGATCTAGTTCGTTCTCTGTTTCGTAATCTACTTCGAACTCATCTATAAGATCGTATTTTTCTAACAACTCGTTTTCATCTTCTCCTAAATCTATCAGTGCATCTGCCACATCATTGTCTATGTATTTGTCTAAATCACTTCCAAGACTAACACAACACCTATCCTCGCTTAATTTAACGCCTGTTTCTTCCTCTTTCGTTTCTTCATCCTCTACATTCTCCAAGTCTGTAAATTCGAGTGGTTGTAGGGTCTTAAAATAAAGTTTTAGAGATATTTTATTATATGCCAATATTTTGTCAAAACAGTCTATCAATAAATGTTGAAAGGGTCTGATGACTGTATTGTCTAGTAATATAGATGCAGTCTTTAATTCATCTGCATTGTTACCCAATCCTGATTGGTCTTTGATACCAATAAGCATAGGAGATACAATACGATGTGCTACCATTATCTTTCTTGTGCTTTCTTCACTCAAGAACTGATATTGTTGGTGTGCATCTGATAACTGAACAGGATCAATACTTGCTGCCGTATCTGCATTGTCATTAAAAGCAAGAATAAATTTACCTGCATTACTACTACCAGAAAACTTTTGCGATATTCTTTGTTCGATAAGTTCTCTTTCTTCTTCGTTTGGTACACCATTGTTGAAGTTAATCAACATACTAGGAGACATACCATTCATAATATTGTTCAAATGAAAATTACCTACCTCTTCTTCAAGCTCTGCGTATTGCAAACCACCCTGATAATCTACAGGACTATAATAATGATACCCTGCTCTATATGGTTTTACATATAATATTTCTATTGATTCGTTACTCTTACCAAACGCAGGTATTCTTTTTAGTTTGCTTTGTGGTTTGTATTCTGCCCAATCGTGAAAATAATAATAAGCATTTATCTCTCCATCCTCTCCTGACTTTTCAGCTCTTAATGTTTCTACTGGAAAGTGTTCTACTTGTGCGATTGTATTTCTGTCTTTAGAATAAATTATCTGTATAGAACATTGACCCATCAATTTAAGATCATAACAAAGTTTTCTTATACAATCATTGTTAAACAAAGAAATCATCTTTGCATATTCTTCTGGTTTTCTGTTGCTATCTGTAGCATCTAAACCTTTTCCATAAATCATAGCAGAGATAGCATTTACAATAGCATTGTTTGTTGGACTACCATTGTATCTGTCTATAAGATATTTAAAGTAGTTGTTATCATCGCCATACCCTATCCATTCTTTGTTCTTGTATTCAACAACTTTAGGTGTGGTGTAACTACTTAAATTTATAACTCTTAAATCGTTCATACTATTATGTAATCGTTATCGTGTGATCCTGATGTTTCATCAAATGTAAACTGTCCACTATTTATATCATAATGATTGTTGTTTGCTTGATTGATGGTTTGATCTGTGCAAAATACTTTGTCTTTGTAAACAGTTGCACTACCACTTATCAAGCTCATATCATAGTATCTTCCCTCTTTGAGAACAGGACTTATAGTTGCAGACAATCTTTTAAAATTGCCGTTATCAGAAGCACTTACACTTGAAGAAAATACTTCTTTGTTCTTGCTTGTATCTCTTAATTTTAAAGTATATGATGATGCGTATGTTCTTGGTATTACATCAATATTCTGTGCAGAACTACTCGTTGTCAAAACCTTCATACTTATATATCGAAATATAAAGGATATTTTGTATAGGTGCAAAAAAAAAGAGGACATAAGCCCCCTTTCTTTACTCAAAATACTAAAATTAATTTACATCAATCTGCGTTCCTTGACTTTCTGCGTTGTAAGCAGCAGTTGCAATAAAGTCTGGTGCTTCTGTTTCTTGTGAAACAAATGTCAAAGAGTAACCATAAAGGTCTCCCATTGCTGCACCATTACTGAATGTACCTGTTGTTAGTTCACATCCGTGATCTTTACCCACTAATCTAAAATTGCCATTGTAATCCTCAACAATAATGTGAGGTCTTGATACTGCTAGTAATTTAATTTCTGCTTGAGTTTTTTCTTCTTGGAAGATTAAGTTCATTACTACTGTAGTTTCATAGAATGTTGTACCATTCTCTCTTGATGATGTTACTGTAGTGTCCATTGTAGAGTTCCCTTTTACATCGAACTTCATAAATGTTGGCGAACCACCAAAGTCTGTTATGAGGTCATTTGCAACAGTTAAATCACCTAATGTACCGAAATCTGCAAACGTAATAGACTTTAATCCACCTACCCCTGATTTACAAGGTAACTCTCTTCCTTTTGTTAACGTACAAGCCAT